GGCAACGGCGCGGGTGGTTTCAGCAACGTGGCGGCCCCCACAACAGGCTACGTGCTTGGCTGGAGTGGCTCGGCATACACGTGGGTTGCGGCCCCAGCGGCCATCACGGCGGCAGACCTAGCAGGCGGCTCTGGTGGCGGCCAAGTGGTATACCAAGCCGGCACAGATGACACACAGTTTGTCACAGCGGGTGTTGCGGGCCAGTTGTTAACTTCAAACGGAACCGGCGCACCATATTGGTCAACAGTGATTGCAGGCCCGTCTACCGCCAAGACTTATTTTATGGCCCAATTCTAAGGAAAGAAAATGGCATCAGGAATTTTAGGACAGTCCGCCCCAGCGGCGGCAACAAACACATCGGTCTACACGGTGCCCGGTTCAGGCACAAGCCGTGCGGTGTTTAACGTATCAATGGTTAACACAAGCGGTGCCCCTGTAGCGGTGCGTTTGGCGGTTGCTGGAACAGGCACACCGGGTATCGCAGAATATATTGAGTACGACACAATCCTGCCCGGAAACGGTGTGCTAGAGCGTGGTGGCTTAGTTGCCCAGACCGGTGAAAATGTGGTTGCTTACGTAAGTGCCGCCACTGTGAGTGTTTCAGTTTACGGATACGAGGAATAAGATAATGTCACGTTCAGCCCCCGCTATTACTACAACACTGCCCGTAGCACCGGGCACGTCCGTTGTAACCCCCATGTATACCAGCGTTGGATTCAACGCAGGCGACTACGTTTACCAGTACGGCGCTAACTTGGTTGGTTGGCCTAAAGGCTCTACCGTTGGTGTAGGTGTAGGCACCACTTCAATCGCTGGCGCAACCTACACAGGCTTTGTGCAGACGTCAGACTCTCGCGCGGTCAGCTACGGCCCTTTCACGGATACCACTACTTATTCCGGGGCCACGGTAACGGCGGGACAAACTATTGTTTCACCTACAACTTTAAGCTCCGCATACGCTGGCGGCAACACAAAATGCGCTGTTTTGACTGGCGGCAATGTAGCTTATGTGTATCGTACTGCCGCAAACACTATCACAGGAGCCATTTACAACTCTGCGGGTGTTTTACAAGGCTCCACTGTAACCATCACAACAGATTGCAATTTTACATCTAAGTCTTTTTCAATCTGCGCCTTGTCTGACGGTGGATACATTGTGGCTTGGTTGTCTTTTGCCTCCGGCAACGCGGTTTATTCTCGTGTCAACAGCTCAAACACAGTCACTTTAAGTTCACAAAACGTGACCGGATCTAATACAGCAAGTGTATATTGCGCGGCCACACAAAACTACTACGCTTTTTCATATCACACAGCGGATGGTGGGTCTCAGGCTCAGTTAAAAATATACACTATGTCTAATAGTACTATTGGGACATTCACCGGTTCTTTTACCGGCGTGTACAACACCGCTTGCGCCGGAACTAATGCAGACACTTTTTACATGGGTGTCAACGATACAGGGGCCAGTACTTTTTACATTTACCACATAGACGCGGGTGCAACCATACTTGGTAGTATTAGTACTATCAGTGCAACTAACTCTTATCCGTATATTGCCGCGTGCGGCTCAACAACCAACTCTACTTACGCCGGTAATTATTCGGCATGGTTTATTGCCGCTAATAGTAGCGGACAGCTAAGTTCCGTACGTGTTTATGCATCGACTGCAACCGCCCCATCAAGGGTTATAGCCAATCAAAGTGTAGGTTTTGGCATCGTGGCGGCGGCTTCTGCAAATAATGGTGATGCTGTTGTTACTTATACAGATAGCAGTACAGGACATTTAAAGTATATGATTCTTAATGCAGGGGGATCTCAAACGTCTTCCGGCACACTAATAGCGGGAGTTGTTTCAAGTAATAACATTGGTGCTGGTGGTTTTACTGGTAATAAATTTGCCTACGGTTATGGTGCGGCGGGAACAAATTATCCTACATTGCAAACCGCATGGGGGGCCTCGTACACCAATGGCGTAACCACTTTAACTGGTGCAACATCATATACACCTGCAAATGGTTATTACTTACTTGGAGTAGCTTTGACCACTGCGGCGGCAGGAGCTACAGGTATGGTGGCAACAAACGGCTCCGCCAACCTTGGCGCTTCTTATCCAAATGTCACGTCAAACATTTTGTTTGATTCTACAGGCACAGCATTTACAGCAAGGTCAGCAATTAACGCACAACGCGGTAATGTGATCGGCACCAACGTCACACTGAGAGGACTTGAATAATGGCAATCGCTCTTACAGCAACAGCATTTAACCCAATTACCGGGGTATTCGGTTCTGGTAACGTGCAAATTTATGGCGGTCAAGGCACTACCACAGGATCTTATACATGGACTGTGCCCCCGGGAGTAGCCAAGGTGCGTGTTCGTGTTTTTGGTGGTGGTGGCGCTAGCGGTGGTGGTGGTGGTGGCTTTGCCATGAAGACCGTTTTTGATCTGTCCGGAGTTTCTACCGTTGCCGTTACTGTGGGTGCAGGCCCCAGTAGTAGTAATGGTGGTACATCATCTTTTGGCGCATATGTTTCTGCAACTGGAGGTACTGGCTCCTCGGGTGTTGGCGGTTCTGGGTCGGGTGGGGACATTAACAATACCGGAGGCACTGGAGCAAATAGTTCTGGTGGTGGTGGCGTGGCCAATCTTTTTGGTTTTGGTGGCGGCAGTTCTAACAATGGATATTCGGGCGCGTCAGGCGGAGGTGGTGGTGCTAGCGGCGCTACCCCATTTTCTGGAGGTGCTGGTTTATTTGGCTCCGGCGGTCAATATTTTTCCAGTGGAACAGCTGGAGCTTTAGCATTGCCCACTAGTGGTCTTATAGGCCAATTCTCTATTGATTTTATTGGAACTGGTGGGGGAGGCGCTTATCTCCAAACCGGTGCTAACGGCGGGGGCGGTGGTTTTCAAGACGCTGGAGGGTACCCCGGTGGTGGTGGTGGTGGTAGTGGTGGGTATGGTGCCCCGGGCATGGTCATTGTGGAGTGGTAAAAATGAAAACAGCACGTATTCAAAACAACGTAGTCGCAGAAATTCTCACCCCTGTTGAGGGTTTTACCTTGGACCAATGCTTCCACCCAAGCATTCTGATTCAGTGTGAAGAGGTCGAAGATGAGGTACAAGTAAACTGGATCAAACAAGAAGACGGCACATTTGTCGCCCCTCCTGAACCCGAACCAACACCAGAGTAAAGTATGGCCGCAGAAGCAATGACCTATGACAGCCTCGTTGAGGATGTCATAACGTATTCTGAGCGTAACGACGAGTCGTTCGTATCACAAATTCCTCGGTTGATCATGCTCACCGAGCAGAGCATTGCCGCGGAAATTAAAACACTGATGCAACTGAATGTGGTCAACACCACACTCAGCGCAGGCAACCCCGTGTTACAAAAACCAGCCCGCTGGCGCAAGACAACCAGCATGAAGATTAACGGACAACCTGTCCTTAACCGTTCAATGGACTACGTAACACAGTACCAAACAGAGTCCGACAACGGACAGCCTTTGTACTACGGAGACTACGACTATGATCACTGGGCTCTTGCTCCAATTCCAGACAGCGCTTACTCGCTTCAAATCATTTATTTCAGCCGCATTCAGCCGCTTGATCTCGAAAATCAAGAAAACCTCCTGACCCGCGAGGCCCCTCAGGCCTTGCTGTACGGCACACTGTTACAGGCCCAAGGTTTCCTGAAGAGCCTCGACAAGATCCCCGTTTGGAAGTCATACTACAACGACGCAATTGCCGCGCTCAAAGGCGAAGACCAACGCCGCATGATTGACCGTAGCGCAGTAAGACAGGAACCCTAATGACAACATTCACATCCCCCTTTACTGGCGACATAGTACAGCCTACGGACGTCAGCTATGTGGCGGTGGCCCTGTCGGGCACGCTACAACTGTACTGGCCGCAGTATGTCAACACACAGGGCCAGCAGGTTACCGCGCGCATCATGAACGTTACCGCGGCGGCCTCGTCTATCTTGGTGTTGCCAGACGCAACACAGGCCTCTGTTGGTGAAGACATTCTGATCCGCAACGTGGGCGCCAACGCGTTCACAGTCCAGAACTTTGGCGGCTTGGGTTCTTTCTCTGTCCCCGCTGGGTCCTCATACTACACGTACCTCACAAACAACACCACAGCCGCGGGCACGTGGGCGCAGGTGGCGTTTGGTGTAGGCACCTCCTACGCTGACGCCGCCACACTGGCAGGCAACAGCACCGCGGCCATCTTGGGCAAGTTGGAGACAACCTTTGTCACCAACGAGTACTCTTCTGTGCCATCTATCACAGACGCCTCTCGCGCACAGTGCCTTGTATGGGGCGGCGGTTTGGCTTCGTGGACACTGCCCGCGGTATCCACACTGTCCTCTGGCTGGTTCATTTTGGTGCGCAACAACGGCACCGGCGCGTTGACCATCAACACATCCTCTGTCTCGTCAACAATTGACGGCCAGACAAACTTAACGCTCCCCCTTGGCGACTCATGCTTTATCTGCGTGAACCAAGACCCTGCCAAGCAAGACTTCTTTACCGTTGGCCGCTCGCGTCCTAACAGCCTGACATTCTCCTCTGCCACGTACGACGTGGACGTGGTGTCCGGCGCCACACTGAGCTTGGTGTCAAACACGCCAATCATTCAGCGCTACACGGCGCTCAGTGGCACCCGCACAACCTCTTTGTTGGTCCAGTTGCCTGCCGTGACGCAGGTGTACTACATGTTGAACGACACCAACCAGAGTGGCTACAACATGACGTTCCAAGTGCAGGGTAGCTCACAAACGCCCTACTCACTGCCAACGGGCCGTCAGGCTATCATCTTGAGCGACGGTAACAACCTGTACCCCATGCTCGAGGCCAGCGTGGGCCAGTACTTGGCCAACCGCGGCACCGCCGCGTCACCCGCGTTCACGTTCACTCTGGACCCTGTGACTGGCATGTACTCACCCAACAACAGCCAGTTGGGCTTCTCTGTGGCAGGCACTAACATTGCCACCATGGACGGCACAGCAGGCCTTGGAAACTTTGTAACCACCTTTGTAGGACGCCTGAACGCCACCGTTATTTCAGGGGGCGCGTTCTAATGGCCCAAGAACCATCCAGAATCTTTACGCTGTTTGTCAAGCCCGGTATTAAACGGGACGGCACTCGCTTTGAGGCTGATGAATATGGTGACGGCAAGTGGGCAAGGTTCCAGCGCGGTAAGGCCAAAAAGATGGGCGGCTACCGTCAGATGTTTGCGTCCCCCACTGGTATCCCCCGTGGCATGATCACAAACTCCCTAAACGGCGTTAACTACATCTACGCGGGCAACTACAAGGGTGTTGAGGTGTTCAACACCGGCACCGACCAAGGCGTGGGTGTGGGCCCGTTCAACATTGAGTTCAACAAAACATACGTTGTTGTTCAGGTCAACATTTCACCCCAAACAATTCACGTCAAGGGTAACGTTGTTGCGTTGTTCCCTAACGGCACAACGTTCTGGGCGTACAACACGTCAGGCATTCGTACAAACTACACGACCAACACAACGCCGACGTACAACACCCCCGGCAACTACACAGAGCTTCACCTAGCATCCATCACAGGGATGCCAACCACTGTGCCGTTTGAGATCTATAAACCAAACGGTTTCACAGCAAGCGACCAGCACCTCTGGCAGTTTGACATCGCGTATGACTCCACTGGTTCAGGCAACTCCAAGTTGCTGGCGCACCCCGGGCACAACCTAGATAACATTGACTCTGGTGTCAACACGTCGTTGTTTGCGGGTAACTTCTTACCAGACCCCACAACGGGGCTGTACGTGTTAACCGAGGTGGTTGATTCCACTGGCACAACGCCAACGTACCTGCCAATCGACGCAAGTGGTGGCGTGGTCGTACTGCACCCTTTTGTGTTCGTGTACGGCAACTACGGCCTGTTACGCAACAACAACGTAATATTTAACTCGCCTACAGCCAACGTGCAGACCTTCAGCGACTGGAACGGCACGCTGGCCAACGAGGTTAACGTTGCCGCTGGTAAGATCGTCAAGGGCTTCCCAGTGCGCGGCGGTACCTCCTCACCCTCTGGTCTCTTCTGGGCGACAGACTCTTTGGTGCGCGTGTCCTTCACGGCCACAACGCCGTACTACTGGCGCTACGACATTATTACTAACCAGATCTCCATCATGTCTTCTAGCTCCGTTGTGGAGATGGACGGCGTGTATTTCTGGATGGGCATCGACCGCTTCTACGCGTACAACGGTGTGGTTAAAGTTTTGCCAAACGACAAGAACGTCAACTACCTGTTTGACAACATTAACTTTAGTGCGCGTCAAAAGGTGTGGGCAACCAAGGTTCCTCGCTACAACGAGATCTGGTTCTTCTACCCACGCGGCACGTCAACAGAGTGCAACGACGCGATTATCTACAACACCAAGGACGAGCTTTGGTACGACGCTGGCCAAGCTGAAGGCGCTCGCCGCTCGTGTGGCTACATGACCGAGGTGTTCCCCCGCCCAGTTTGGTGCGGCTGGGAGTTTAACGGCCGCATTGGAACCACGTACAACGTCTTGTACGGCCCTAATCGCGTCACGTCTCCGGTCACCACGGCGTACCAGATCGTGGCTTCTGGTGACCTCACAACCAACCCCGCGGGCTCCTACATGGTGTTCAACGAGGGCAGTGAGCCAACGTTTGCAAGCATCAACCAAATTACCGCGGCGGTGTTCACTAACACGTCAACTGGCGGGTACACCACAATCACCTTTGCTAACACAGTGCCCACCAGTGTGGTGACCAACAGCACCATGTCCCAAGCCACTGGCGGCTACGTGATCTGGGAGCAAGAGTTTGGCAAGAACAAGATCACAGACGTGCAGACGTACGCGATCGACTCGTTTGTTGAGACCTGCGACATCAGCTTTGTGGGCGGCACGCCTGCCTCTGACGAGGCAGTGGGTATCAACCGCCGCATGCACTTAACTCGCGTTGAGCCTGACCTCAAACAGGTGGGGGAGATGGACCTAATGGTTGTTGGCCGCCCGTTTGCCAACGGTAGCATTACCGAGCAAGGGCCCTATAACTTCCCTGACACCGCGGGCAAAATTGACCTGCGCGCAGAGCACAGGCTAATTAACCTGCGCTTTAGAAGCAACGTGGTGGACGGCGACTACGAGGCCGGCAGGATACTCATTACCGCCGAACTTGGCGACGAGCGTCCATAATGCAAATCGATTTCTTGCCAGCGTACAGCACATGGGCTGAGTGGAACGGCAACCTGATTCATTATTTTGATGAACAGCAGTTCCCCTATTTGCCAGAAACACAATGGCAAGAGGTAGCCCGCGCAGTAACAGTCAACCCTATATTTGACAAGTACGCAGTTGCGGCGCCTGAGGCGTTCCAAAGGTGGCAAGATTGGGCCATGTCTTTGACTGCCTCAGTCAACGGCAACGGGGCGTAAGCGCCTTAAATTGTGGGTAATTCTCTATAGGAATACCCAAACCAGTAAAGACCTATGGCCCTACCAACAAACACTTGGATGACACAAGAAGACAACGGCGGTTTGTCTTCTTTTGGGCCGTCTGCCGACACGACTACCGCAGTCACAGCAGACACAACAACGCCCAGCGCGTACACCAAACAGTACGCAGGCAAAGACTACACGCTTGACCCAACGGCCGTGACTGGTTTATACAACCAGATCGTTGGTCAGGGCACCATGGGCAAGTGGACTGGCGAAGGCTTTGGTTCAGCAGAAGCTAACGCAAAAGCAATTGCCGAAAATCTTGCCGCGTCAGGAGTTACTGATCTAAGCCAGATCGGTCAAAAGACAATCACCACACCCGAGTCTTCATACGAGACTGAGCAAGGCACACAATACACCCCCGAGAGCTCACAGACCGTTTTAATCAACACGGCAACGGGTCAGCCCCTTATCAGTGACTACGACCGTGCCTCAGGTAACGCGTTCTCTGGCACGTTTGCAGGTGAGGGTAACACAGCGTATCGTGTTGACATGTCAACGGGTAAACCCATCGTATACACCACCGGCGCATCTAGTAGCGACGTGGGTGACTTGCAAATGCTTTTGGCCGCCGCCTCGTTCGTTCCCGGCGTGGCCCCGTTTGCACAGGGTTTGAACGCCGCTATCTCTGCGGGCCAAGGCAACTATACTGGCGCTATTCTTGGCGCACTTGGTGCTGGTCAATCTGCCGGATTAACAGACATTGCAGGCATCCCAATCTCTGACGCCAAAAACATTGTTGGTGGCATCAACGCAATTGACAAAGGCAACCTTGCAGGCCTTGTTAACTCTGCGGCCGGTTACGCTGGTGCAAGCCTGCCTTCAGAAGTTAGGACAGGGTTGAATCTAGCCAACGCGGCTAATGCTTTTGCCAACAATGATTACGCTGGATTGGCAAATGCCGCGGCCTCTCTAACAGGTAGTGGCGATGCTAAATTGGCCGCATCGGCTTTGCGCATGACTGAAGCGTTTAATAAATTCAACGCTACGGGTGATCCTACCGCAATGATGAACGCCGCGCAGGCTTTCAACAACACAATTCAAACTGCCACTAAAGCGGGCAGGATCTCAACCAATATTTCTGATGCTGGAGATGTAAATTTACCTCAAGGCATTCAACTTGCAGGGTTGCGTTCGGACACAATGTCTGACGCGGGAAATGGATTCAACGTTGAGATTAGCGGCGCGCCCATTTTTGCAGAAAGCAAAAACGCAAGCTCTGTGAGCGCTCCCCTTGGCTATCGTTTGATGTCTTCCTCAGAGGCGGATGCTCGTCCAGAGGGTGCCTACTACGACATGACAGCAAACGCTTGGTTTGCTCCTGAAGACTTGAACGCGTCTATGATGAATCAATCTGACGCTGATTTGTTTAACCAATCTGCGGGCGACATTGGCAATGTAAAAATTGACAATAACGAAGATGAAAATGACACGGTAAAATACGTTTCCCCAAAAAACCTTGGCACATCAGGTGATGTGCCTGAATTGGTTGTTCAAAACAAAAAGACTACATCGGGCGATGTGCCTGAACTGGTTGTTCAAGACAAAAAGACTACATCGGGCGATGTGCCTGAACTGGTTATTCAAGACAAAAAGACTACATCGGGTGATGTGCCTGAACTGGTTATTCAAGACAAAAAGACTACATCGGGTGATGTGCCTGAACTGGTTATTCAAGACAAAAAGATTGTTGACGATGTTCCTGAACTGGTTATTCAAGATAAAAAGATTGTTGACGATGTTGTCACTCCTCCCGTTGTCAACCCCCCTGTGGTCATTCCCCCCGTGGTGAACCCGCCAGTTGTCACCCCTCCTGTGGTCACAACAGCCAAACCAGCGGCGCCTGAAAAACCATCCGCGCCACTGGCACAACCCAAACTGTCGTACAAAAAGACGTACGAAGAAACCCCTTTTCTTAACCCGTTGCTTTTCTCTTTGGCCGGCGTGCCTGTTCCCTCACAGGACAACAAAGAAAACATATTGACTTCTGACATTGAAGAAGAGAAAATCAAGAAGGAAGAAGAAGATAAACAAAAAGAGGCACCCGCTTTGGACTTACTTAGTTTTTTTAGTTTTGCCGAAGGCGGCATGGTGCCAGAGCACCCCATGGGTCAACCAGAGTTTTACTCTGAGGGTGGCGCAGGAACAACATACATCCAAGGTCGTGGTGACGGTACGTCAGACCAGATCCCCGCCATGGTGGCCAACAGTGAATATGTATTGCCCGCAGACATTGTGTCTGCTTTGGGTAACGGCTCCAGTGAGTCTGGTGCCAGTGTGCTTGACCAATTCATTGAAACAATTCGCGCACACAAACATTCAAACCCACCAAGCGAATTACCCCCAGAAAGCAAAGGCCCGCTAGAGTATCTGTCTAGCGTGCACATGAAAGGAAAAAGATAATGAGCGTCTTTGACACAAGCAAATCGACCACGACAACGCTACCGTCGTGGTTCACTTCGGCCCAAGAAAACATTGCCACCGCGGCCCCCACAGTTTATGGCGCGGCCACAGACCCAAGCAAGACCGTTGCTTCCGGTTTGATAAGCAACCTTAACAGTCAAACAGCCAACCCTTTCACGACGGCAATCAGCGGCCTGCAAACGGCCCAAAACGCTAACCTGACCCCGTTCCTGTCTACTGGCGCGCCTGATACATCTACACCCTTGGGTGCTCTGTTTGCGTCTCAAAACGCCAAGCTGGACCAGCTCCTACCACAGATCACGTCACAGGTTGGTGCTGGTGGAATTGGTACCGGCAACTATAACTCTTTGCGCGGCCAAACAGCAACTGAAACCGCGCGTGCTGGCGCGTTGACCTCGTTGAATGAACAACAAAACAAAGCGCTAATGGAAGCAATGGGTCAGTCCATTCAGGCCGGAAACGTTTTGGGCAACGTTGGCGCGCAGTACGGCACCACTGCACTAAATACAGCCACTCAAGAGATGATGGGCGGTCTGCCTGCGTTGTCTAAATACAGCGACATCATTAACGCGATGGGCCCCACCACAAACCGTACGGCTACTGAAGTTACTCAAGGAAGCGATTACGAGAACTTGTTAAAAGGATTGAACGCCGCATATTCGGGCGGCATGGCTTGGGATAAAATTAGCTCCGGTAACACAGGCCTCAAATGGTTGGATAAAATTTTGGGTACATCAGGCACGCAGTTTGTCGACGAATACGGCAACTTAACTGATGACAGAACCAACTACGAAGAAGATTAAGGAATACACAGATGGCTATTGACGAAAACGCAGGCGGCCTAGACGCTGTCGAGCCGCAAATTAAGGCGACGATGCCAAAGACTGGGGGCCTTGCGCTTGCTGGCCAGAAAGGCGTGTCCTTAAACCCCGCAGATAGCTCAGAAATCCGTGATCGCTTGATGCAAATGATCCAAGCACGTGAAGAGGCTAAGTCTGGTTGGGGTCCGATCATGGAGCGCGCCGCTGTGTCCGCCGGGGCTCCCGGCACATTCACACAGAACCTGCAGTCATACAACACAAACCAACGCAACAGAGACAAAGAACTCTTTGACATGCGCGTGGGTCTGGCACAGCTTAACACTGAAGAGGCCCGCATCAAGCAGGCTCAAGATCTTGCCGCGCAACAGAAGCAACAGTTTATGACAACGCTAGGTTTGGGAAATGCTCCCCAAGCAGGTGGTGCTCCCCAAGCAGGTGGTGCTCCTCAAGCAGGTGGTGCTCCTCAAGCAGGTGGTGCTCCTCAAGCAGGTGGTGCTCCTCAACCGCTTGATAACTTAACCACACAACAAAAACTTACGTTAGCTAATTTATATCAAACAAATCCCGTAGAGGCACAGAAGCAATTGCTTGCTTTGACCAAGCAAGATGATATAATGCGTCGTTTAAGAGCGGCTGGTGTTCAAGAAGGTTCACCAGCGTGGAATGCGGCTATATTCACCAACGTTGTTGGCGCTAGTGCGCTTAACCCTTATGATGTTCGTACCACTACAGGAGACGTACAACAAACGCCTCTTGGTGCGGCTGGCAATATTCTAAACCCCTCTGCGGCTCCTATAGCGGCGGTCTCTGCACCTGCAGGCGCTCCTACGGCTCCTGTAGCGGCGGCTTCTACGGCGCCTACGGCGCCTACGGCTCCTGCCCCTGCAGTTGCACGCGCGGTTCCTGCAACCCCTGCGGCACCTGTAGTGGGTGCAACAGGCGCCAATCCGTTTAACCCTTTATCTAAACAACATCAAGAAGAAGTACAAAAGAATCTTGAGGCGCAACGTAAGGTTGAAACAGAACGACAGATTGAAACCAACAAACAAGCTATTGCTGTGGCTTCTAAAGCGTCTGAAGAGTTGCAAGCCTCTGCTGATAGCGCGGACAACAACATCATTGTTGCAAACCGCATTTCACAAAACGTTCAAAAGGTTCCAGAGTTGGTTAACTTGCTGGGTCGTCCAACTGTACAATCTGCGCTACTCAACTTGTTAGACCAAGGAATTAAAACCCCCGGCGGTCAGCTTTCCGTTGGCGCAGTTAATGAGTTGGCAATTCAGCTTGACCCAAGCATCCGAAACATTAAGGATCCTAAAGTAAAAGAAGCACGTATGTCTGCGGCACAACAACTGGCGCGCGACTTTGCACAGCTTTCATTACAGGGTTCAAAGATGATTCAAGGTCAAGGCGCTGTGTCTGACAACGAACGTAACTTGATCAAACAAGCAGTTGGTGATCCATCTCGTTTGACAGCGCAGAACATTGTATTGGTTTCTAGGGCCGTTAAGTACGAGGCTATGAACGCCAAAGAGCGTAGAGATCTTTGGAACCAAATGGAATCAAAAGGAATGACGTACCAACAGTTCAGAAAATCTCCTGAAATGTTGGAGTTGAAGAAAGGCCAATACGATCGCATGACCAAAGTTCTTGGTTTGTCTAACGCCCCCGCGTTTAACCCTGCCTTGGAAACTTCCTAATCATGGAATGGGTTAATTCTTTAAACCCTCAACAGAAGGCTCTGGCGGATAAGGTTGTCAGGGCCGCTGAAAAATATGGTGTGGACCCCGCGTTTGCTTTGTCTACTGCAAAGGCAGAAAACGACGACTTCATGCACAGCGTTAAGAGAAAGTCTGGCAAGGGCGCAATTGGCCTTATGCAGATCATGCCTAACACAGCCAAAGGGTTAAAGATTGACCCCTACAACGTGGATCAAAACATTGATGGTGGTGTCAGGTATTTAAAAGAAAATCTTGACCGTTTTGGTGGTGACAAAATGCTTGCCTCTGTGGCATATAACTACGGGCCAAACAGCAACTTTTTCAAGACTGGATACTTGCCAGACGAAACACGTGGGTATATTCAAAGAATTACCAAGCACGGCGGCTATGGCGATGTGCCAGTGGACACAATGCCTGTACCCCCAACGCAGAAATTAAGCACAGGAGCCCTAAACATGGCTAAAGAAAAAAACCAATACAGCGTTAACGTGGCTCAACCAGACGAAAGTGATTTATCAACTTGGTCTCCCCCAGCCGCCACTGCTGAACAAAATACTTCCCGAGAAGTTGGCATAAACGATGCTATTTGGTTTGGCGGTGGTGTTGTTCCCGGCGCAACCCTAGGTCATCTGACTCGTCCTCCAACAGAGCGCGAACAAACACAAGTTTCGCGTGATGTACGAAATGATCTTACAGCCAATCAACAACGCATTGCGTTAGCACAAGCGCAAGCCCAACCTACAGCGGCAACAACATCCACGCCTACGCAAGACCGCGGGTATGGCACAAAGAATTGGATCTACCAAGAGTACCCAGAACACATTGGCTCTGCAGTAGAGTCTTTGAACCCCAACACAAAAGCGCACGCTGATGAGCTTGCTAACTTCTTGGCTCAAGCAAACAAAACTGTTAAGAACATTCCTCAGGGCCCCCTGCCGATGCAGGCGTCTCCTATTCCTGCGCGTCCTAGCGCACCGCCTCCTGTTGCTACTGCGCCAAACCTTGGTGTGGCCCCAACAGTGGCCAACCTTGCAAACCTGAACCCTCCAAGAACACTAACTCCTGCACAACTGCAAGCACAGGTGCTTGCTAACCGCGTCAGAAATTTTGGCAGTGGTGCTGTTGGTGGTGGTATTAAAGGCGGTATTGCGGCCCAACAATTCTATGACGCAATGCAACGAGGCGAACAAGGAGACACTACAGGCGGCGCACTGAGCGCGCTTACTTCTGGAGGCGCCACGCTATCAATGGCTCCTAATCCCAAAATGAAACTAGCTGGCGTTGTTGCGGCAGGTGCAGGTGGTCTGGGTCAAATTGTACGAAACATTTTTAGCGCCGAAGACGCAACCAAGTCTGTATTGCAACCCGACGGTGCCCCTCCCAAGTTTAAAGAGGGTGGTGCAGTAAAAAAGTCCGACGGCGGCCTGCCCGCCGTTGAGCACTTTCAATCCGGCGGTCGTGCCGGTGCAGGAAAAGCGGCGTGGCAACTCGGCAGTCAAAAGGTAGGCAAACTGTCCGACTGGGCACAGAACTATCTTGGCCACTACTTTGTGCCAACACAATCAGATCGTATGGCCGGTGTCGGTGGTACCAGCTTTAGTGCCAACTCTTTGGCGCGTCCTGAATACGCTAATCGTGCATGGGGCTCTGGTCAAAAAGCCACAGCAACAGGCATCGCCAATTTGGCTAAAGACCCTCGTTACGGCGGAACAGAGCGCCAGATCTTTGCACCATTGATTGGTTCAGAGAACATGCACCAGTCTAATCAGATTGTGTATGATGAACTTTTAAAACAACACAACAAAAACCTGCACAAATACTCTCCTGAACGCGTGGCTGAAATTAACCAGTACATGCAAACAGGTGGTTTAAACACAGGCATTGCCAAACAAAAGTTTGATCCTATTCCTGACTTTAACGTTCTTGATCAAGACCTTCTTAAAAAATACGGCGACACGTTTGACACACGTAAAGCAATTGCAAATCACGCTTTTGGTGCTGAGGGTTTAGGCAGAACTAAAAAACAAATTTTTGATTATCAAAACATACTAGATGAAATGCGTGATCCCCTTACACAAGGGGCTCCTTCATTTGCCATGGGCCCTCGTGCGTTCAAACTGTCTGGTGAAGTAGAACCTCTTCCACGCGCTGACTTGAATAGAGCGTACCCATGGATGTTACATGGTGAAGACCTCAATGTAACCTATCAACCGGTGCCTTCTGAATTGTCTTTGCGTGACTTTCAAAAGCAATGGCGTGCAGACACCGGCAACACAATGCCTAAGAAGTCCGGAGAACTTAAACAGCCCGGCTACTTTGAGCACACTCTGGGCTATAAGCCTACAGGTTCTTCAGAGCGCGTGTACCCACGTCAGTTGATCACTGAAGAGTGGATCAAAGACTTGCAGTCCAGTGCATTTGCAGAAGGCGGTCAGGTACAGCACTTTGATAAAGGTGGTCTTGCTCGTGCGGCGTTTAACAAAGCGGCTTCCTTTTTTACTCCAAAAGCGGCAACACTTTCAGCCGCTGAAAGAGACGCTAATTTGCAGTCATATTTATCACAAAGTGCCGACCCCCGTAGGTTCTATCATGGTACAAAAACCATGCAGGACTATAAGTGGGCGCCTTCTGATTCAGCAATCACAGCATTTAACCCAAAACAATTTGGCAGAGAAATGACTTTCCTGTCCCCTGAACCTGAGTTTGCCAACAGATTCTCTAAGCACGTTCCTTTAGTGCAAAGGAACACCGAGGGTTTTGAGGGCGGTGCTATTTACCCAGTGCACGCACAGGTAAAAAATCCTTTTGATTATGAAAATCCTGCACATGTTCAGGCATTGACTGAAGCGTTACCAGATGCTCCAAAAAACTACAAAGACATTTTATCAACTGGAGATTGGGCCGCATTAGAAGATCGCAATACAACTTCAGCAATCCGTAAACTGGGTCACGATGCTGTTTACGTTCAAGAAGATGGAGTTAAAAATTTAGGTGTCTTTGATCCTCGACGAATAAAGTCTGCGATTGGCAATCGAGGCACATACGACATTACAAACCCTGACATAAATAAAAAAGAAGGTGGCTTAATACAACACTTTGATAAGGGTGGCAAGGTGGGCGGTCTGACCCGTCTGGCTGAGTCGGCATATGACATGCTCAAGCTGACGCCTGAAAAGGTTGAAGCGTGGCGCAAGCTGAACGCAAAACCATACAAGCAACAGCAGGACCCACAACTGGCCCAAGCGCTTGAAGCGTACATGACCGGCAAGATCTCACAGGCCGACTACCTGCGCATTATGAACGAGCGCAGGCCAATTCGTCCTTTGACTGAGTTGCCAAAAGCGCACTCTGATATTGACATTGTGTCCGCACTGGACAAGAACAAAGCCGACAAGGGCATTTTGGGTTTGAACCTACAAGTGCCAGAGGGCATGCGCGTGGGCAACCGCCTTGACATCCCCGCATACGAGCGCTACGGCACCTACGTTGACACAATGCACGACCCTGCAGGCAAGCCTATCGGTTATGGCCACACAGGCCATTTAAAAGACGTGGAGTTTCAGTCTGATCCCAACAGAGCCATACGAGTTGGCCTTGGAACCAGAGAGCAAGCGTTGACCCCCTTGTCGGTTGAAGAGGGTTCGAACAAGGGTCCGTTCGCTATGATGATGGGCAACCAGCAAACAACCAAGGACGAAGATGTCCGCAGGATGCTTGCAGAGGCCCTACAGGACCCCACATGGCGCCAGATCGGTATGAACCCATACCGTGGGTCACAATTCTACGACAAGGCCGACATGCAACCTGTGTGGAGCGCGGCGGAAAAGATTCAGGCCGGCCCACTGGTGTTGGCCCGTGACGTAGAGAAAACATCGTGGAAAGACCCACGACTAAAAACCAAATACGGCGTGAACTACGCCAAAGGTGGATTGACGCACTTATAAGCTTGGAGGAGAAGAGTGGCTCCCAAACCACCCCCTCCACTGCTCTTATTTGCGGTAGCGTGTGTCGATCCAAGACTCTGCCGCAAGCGGGAAGTCTCCCGCCCAACTTGGTGGTGTGGTCAACGACCGCATCACCAATTCTTCAGTTTGTTTCGCGTCTTCAACACGGCATAACGAAAGAATTTCATCATGGATCAGGTTAATCACCGACACGCCTTCACCCTCCAGTTTAAGCGAAGCCTCGGCAAGAAAATCTCTTGCGGTTCCTTGAACGGAGGACTGGAAGATGCTAGACCCAATCAGCTTGTTGCGGCCCCACTTGCGGGTGAAAGTGTTCTGGCTGGTGACGTACACCACGTCAGCCAACTTACCCCATGGGGTATGCTCCTGAACGACCTCAGGGGCTTGCCAACAAATTAAGCGGCCACTGGGCAGTTGCATCCACAGCGCCCCTTTAGCCACCTTAAACATCACCTTACCGGCCTTAAAGGCCCGTCCCTGCTCCTGTATGGCGTCGATGGCCGCTTGGCCCATCAAGTACCAACAGTTCTTCACCTTGGCGTAAGACAGCCTGTACGCGTTCACAGCGTTCTCCGCCTGTCCGAGGTCCAACATCACCCCCATGCCTTCAGCGTAAGCCACAAGGCCCTTTGCGCCCTGCCCAAACATGCAACCGAGCACAGCGGACTTGCTGACCTGACGCATGTCCTTGGTCACCTCTTCGTACGGCACCTTGTACAGGCTTGTTGACGCGAACGTCTTGTACTCGTCCAGTCCTTGGCGGAACAACTCCACCTTGTCGTTCTGGCCCGCGATCCAAGACGCCACCCTGTTCTCGATTGATGACAGGTCAGCGTCCACAAAGGTGTACCCCTCAGGCGCCTTGATGGCGTTGCGCACAATAGACGAGCACGCGTCCATCACGCGGTCACCAAAGCGCTCCTTCATGGCCAAGTAGCCACCATACTCCAGACCGATCTGCACCGCGTCTGCAATGTCTTGGTCCTTCATCCACAGCGCAGGGCGCGCGATATTCTGCAGGTTGATCCCGCGGCTGGCCCAACGGCCCGTGGAGGCGCCGTGGTACACCAGACCGTTACGAATGCGCCCACTCATCTGCACGTCAGCCATTTTGTTGAACTTGGTAACAGACGTCTTGGAGCCCTCAGAGCGCAACTTGAGCACCTTGTCCACGTCTGGGTCAGCGTGGGTCTTCTTGGCCTCGTTCTCAATTGTTTCGGCCTGCATGTCAGTCAACGGCACGCCGTTAGCGCGGAACCAGTTGAGTAGTTGCTCACGCTTGGATACCTCGATGCCGCCGGTCAGGCGCGTGATCTCTTCGTTGATGTGGGCCATCTCATTGGTCACCACGTTCATAATGTTTTTCAACTCTGTGGGGTCCACTGGAACGCCGCGTTGGTTGATCTTCTGTGTGGCCACCCACACAGCCTGTTCTTCCATTGACAGGTGGCGCAATTTAGCAACGATGGCAATTTCAGTCTGCACGTCGCGCTTACAGTACTCAAGCATCTCGGCCATGAGCACTGGGTCCTCGTTGAACGTGCCATCGCGCTTGGGTTTGCTGAGTAGTTGAATGAGCTTCTTGCCGCGCTTGTCTTTCTGAAAGTCTGCCTGCATCACCTCGCCGGCTGTGTCCAAGTCTTGAGGGATGTTGTTTGCGGCCGCTATGGCCATGGAGTCGATGAGTTGCTCCCAGTGTAGGACTGGCCAACCTAAACGCGCTCCTACGCGGTTCCAAATGTGGTACTCAAACGACGCATTCCATGCGGAGACTGGTCTGCCGCTTTGTACATGGTCTAGTACCCACTGAGGCACTTTGTCTGGGGTCCACACTTGCACGTCGTCCGCGGTGTATCCTGCGGCGAGACAAATGATGTTTGTTGTAGAAGAGGCTGAATAAAAGTCAAGGCCGTGGACCTTGAGATCGACCCTGCTACGGGTTTCGAAGTCGATTGAAAGAATTGACATAACTGCTCCTAAGGCATACAGACGAATCTGCGTTGATAAAAAAGAGCAGGGAAGTTGCCTCCCCTGCTTAAAAGTCCAACCAAGGACTCACCATGAAACACACTGCAACTATAACACAGGTTTTGGCTCTGGTTTCTTTTGGCCAAAAATCTTGTCGTAATTTTCCGAATACTTCTTTTGGTCTGTTGGGCGTTGCTTGTCGCCCTTGCCGCCATCACTCATGACGCGCCTCCCGTTTCTGTATCTCGCGTTCAATATACCACTTGGCTTTCTTCAAGTCCTCAATGGCGTCTTTTTTCAAGTCACAGCGCCAGATGTACTTGATTGCGTTGCCCAAGTTAAAGCCCATGTGTTCAGTAACTTGGATGCACTCAATGCCTGACGGGTGTTCGGTGTAATGAGGTGGCCTGTTAACTACGTCTTTCATTTGTATGCGCTCAACGCGTACATGTGCAGGTGGCCCCACAGGCCCACGCTTATGAACACCAAGTAACAGGCAAACAGAAAGCCCACCAACAGGCTAAACGCGCCCAGAGCTTTCTCGCAAAGGTCTAGCAATTTATCTTTCATTTCATTCTCCTGATTTGACAACATGGGGCACCGCGCGCACGTTGGGGAATTGCTCCTTGAACGCCTCGACAGTAATGTCCCGACCAACTTTTATTTCCTCAAACTCAATGCCTTGATTACGCAGTCGGTTTTTGACTATGACACACGCAGGACAATTGTCCTTTGTGTATACAGTCGTGGTTTTTAAGTATTCAGTCATCGTTTTTAAGTATAAGGTGGGGCGGTATGCGCTCCCCCGAGAACTCCCAGAGGTACCGCCCCGATTCAATTATATCTCGCAACCGCCTGCGGTGCAAGCCAAGGTCTGAGCGCCTTCAACGTTGTCCGTGTTCTCAGCGAACGCGGCCCAGTTGATTGTTGGCATTTGCGCCAACAGTCGGTCGTAGTCTTCCTTGGTGCACTCCTCGTAGGGGGCCTGTCGGTACGTGCCACCGTCATGGGGCAAGAACGACACACCAGACATTTCGTCGAAGTGATCCCAAACAAACGCACCGACCTTTGGCCACTCTTCCTCTTTGACCGAGATGGTCACGGAGGGCTTGTGCTCACACCAGTGGCGCTGGTATGTCAGCCATAGACTCAAGTGCATGATCGCATCAACGTCGTCGCGTGTGGTCAAACCCTCTGGCGCCTTTTGTGGGAAGCTGAACACGATTGTATTGTTGGGCTTCATCACGCACGGCTCGTTGGGGATGCCTTGTGAGACCAAGAACTGTGACAGTGGGTCCTTCATGTCACCGCGCACGCGGCGGATGTAGTAAGGCGAGTGGCGTGGGTGAATGCCGCTTGCTGTGTCTGTCAACTGGCTCACTGTACCGCTAGGCTTAACGGCTGTAATAGCTGTTGAGCGTGGGATGCCGAGCAGGTCCGCGAACTCCGCGTTGGCCTCTTCAGCGACCAAGCGCAACTGGGGCAACCACAGTGTCGCGCCGCTTGCATCGCTCATGACCTTGTGGTCGTAAATGCCGGTCAAGGACACGCCCAACAAACGCTCTTCTTCGGTGTTGCGTTGCCAGACCTTGCGCAGGTAAGGGAAGTGCGTGAACGTGGCTTGGATGGTGCCCAAAATGGCCGCCATGCGCACCTTCTGCTTCAGGCTCTCCAGTGTGTCCTCCGGACGCACCATCACCTCTGTCAGGTTACAGAACTGGTACGGGCGCAAGATGATCTCACTGCAGGGGTTGGTGCCGAACTCAAAGTTGGGGTCACGCTTGCCGTACTTGGCCACAGCGGCCTTGGCGGCTTCACGGTTGAAAATACCGCGCTCACCGGAGTGGCTGTTGTACAGTGACGTCCACTCTTCCAAGAACGTGCCAACGGTTGGCTTGACGTCGTACACCGCGCTGTTGTTTGCCAACGCACGGTGGCCGGCTGTCTCCCACCAGTTGCCAGACTTGGCGTGGCGGATGCGCTCGTCGTTCAGGTCGGACAAAGAGATCATGGCAGAGCGGCGCACGCCACCAACCACAACAACCTCGCCGATCTTGCACATCAGGTCGTGGCACTCAAGCGTGTTCAACTTGCGGCCCTGTGCGGCTTTGAAGATCTTGATTGTGAAGTGGAACAGGTCAACCAATGGCTCTGGACCGGATGCGCGGCCGCCAAAGGTCTTCAGGGGCGTGCCTGCGGCGCGCACCTTGCTCACGTCCCATTTTGGGATCTCGCCGGCGTACAGGTTGGCTAACAGCAGGCGGTAAGACTTGGCCCAACCCTCTTTACTGTCGTGCACGTTGATGACGTGCTGTGATTCGAACAGGCGCTCTGGCACGTCCGGCAGTTTGTTGGTGTACTTAGCTTCCACAGAGAAGCCGACACCCGTACCACAGAGCAGGATGAACATGGCTTCGTCAAACGACTTGACGTCGTCCACGGGGAGGTATGAGCAGTTGTATACGCAGGTGTTGTCACGGTCGGCGGCTTTTCCAGAGGTCATCATGGCGCGCATTGACGGCATGATGTGATGGCCAGAGATGGCGTTAAAAATGTCTTGATGCAGGGCAATATCAAGCTTGGGTGTTTTTTCAAAAATGTAGTTCACATAGCGGGCTACAGTCTCGTTCCAGTCCTCACGTCGATTTTGATCTGGCATGAACTTAGCGTATCTGCTTTTGTGGATGTATTGTTGGTATTGATTCATGATTATAAATTTTAGAGACAAAAAAGCCCACACGTGAGCATGGGCGCGGGACAGCAAGTTTTAAATTACTGTGCTGTTTCTTCTGTGGAAACGTTCGTTTCCTTTTCGGCTTCCAAAGCCTCTGCCTGTGGTCGGCCTTGGTCAACGATGGCCATGATGGTCATGTTCACGTCAGCAAAAGGCAAGCGGCCCAACAAGCCGAGGAGGTGGTTGACTTCGTCAACAGAGAATTCAAGTTTGATCATAAAAGTGTTCCGTATATTAAACAAAATGGGTGGTTTGTAGCTTATAAGATACAAACCACCAACTTACTTAGACCGCAAAGTCAGATGCGGCAGAGGATCCGCCACCCAAACGCTCGCCGTCTTCCAACTTTTGCAAGTTGCCCAAACCGCAGGCAATGCCCTTGGAGCCCTGTTGGTTGTAGGCGTAGAATGTCAAAGACACTCGGCCGTAGCAACCAGAGTAGAACTCCTCTGGGTCAATGATGGGGTTCAACTCGGCGTCCACAACGCCGGGCTTTTGCACCGTGTTCGCGTTAATGAAAAAAGAATTTTCGTACGCTGGGTCATCCTTCTCAGCGTCGCCGTCACGTAGGCCGCCTTTAAGGCCCTTTGGAACTGTGCCGCCAAAATATGCCGCGCTTGCCTCTTTAGCCTTTGCAAATGCCGCGTTGATCTTGTCGATCGTTTCTTTGTCCTTCTTGTCGATAATCACCGACACGGAGTACTTAGGCGTTTTGCCCTCTTCACTTGCAACGGGCTTGAACACGTTAGCGTAAGAGAAACGAACTTTACCGGTCACTACTTTTTCATTCTTGGCCATCTTGGCCTCCTTGTTTACTAATTCGAGAGCACTTTAAAATAGGCGGCTCTCAAGACCCAAACTCTTCTTTCACTTTCGACGGAACCAACTTGGGCTCCCCTTCAGGCTTGACAATCAGATCACCAAGAATTTCTTGGAGGTTTCCCTTGCCTACCTGTTTTTCCAATTGTGCCACAGATTTTAAACTGGGTTCAGTAAATATATCACTAAATCCTGCTTTCTGTAGTTTTTTGGCCGCATCTTCTTGCGCCTCAATTTTACGGTTGGTGCTTGACTGCCCCAATTCGTATCCTGTCGGAACAATACCATGGTCCGTAGCCTGTGTCAACATGTAATCTTCAACATCGGACAGCCACTTGCGTGTCTTGCTCGCGTCTTTGAGTACCTTTGCCAACTCACTGTCTGCTAGGAGTGCCGGCGCCTTGAAGTCGGCCGCCGCGGCCACATTGTTAAAGTCTGCACGGGCTCGGCACTGTGACTTGGCCCTACAGAATTGACAATGATCTCCTGCCACAAAATCCCCTTGGCCGGCGTATGCCTTTTTGGCTTTGGGTTTGACTACATGCTCGGCCCAATCCTGCAAGCTCTCCAGTGTCACCGTTTCAGTGGTGATGCTGTCCTTGCGGGGTTGGTGGATCGTGTATTCGACGTGGGTGATGTTTGGGTGGGTGTCCTTGTACTTGTACCAACCGCCAAGGCCATACAGCCTCAGTTGTGGGTTGTCCGCGGCGTCCACTGCAACTCCCTTGCCGAATTTCAGGTCGATTACTCGAACCTTGTTCTCGCTCATAATAACCACGTCTGCCGTGCCGAAGCCGTCAGGCACCCACTCGCTGAAGTCCACTCGTTGCTCAAAGTAAGGGGTATCCCCCTCACCAATCTGCGAACGAACGTAGAGCACGTAGTTGTCTACATGCGCCTCGAACTCTTCGTCATAGTAGGGCGTTGCCTTGACCTCTGCAATGGCCTCGTTGTACTCCTTGGCCGTCATCTGCCCGAAATGCCGGCGAAGCTTCGCCTCTGCCATGGTGTGGGCTGTGGTGCCCTCTTGGCTGAAGTCAAACGCGCCTGATTTTCGTTTAGGTTCGGGGAGTACGGCCTCTAGTCTCGCACTCGGGGGACATGACATCCACCGTTTGGATCCTGAGGCGCTGAGTAGTGCATGTGATGCGATGATGCTCTCCTTTATGCAAAGGTGAAAAAAGCCCCGAGAGGGGCTTACGGAATGTCGGAACTTATTGCTAAGTGCCGACAGTTTGTTACGCCGCTTTTTTGAGCGCCGTAATTAGGTCGGTAACTGCACCAGAAAAATCCAACACGACGTCCGCCTTGACCTCAACCTTGCTGTTTCGGTCTTCGCGGTATGTGTCTGGAAATTGTCCCCTTAACGCTATTTCGGCCACCCTGCTATTAAATGCCTTGTTTTCTACGTTGGCTAATAGTTGTGTCTCCCAGAAGCTTTGGCTATGGGTGATGGCCATGTCCAGTGCTTCCGCAAACTCTGGGTGGTTTTTCTTAAATGTCTGCGCGGCTCCGGAACTGATTCCGATGCTTGCAAACATCATTTTTTGGGACGCGCCTACCTTGCCCAACTCTATCAGTTGGTCGCACATCTCCGGTTTGAACTCGTATTTGGATTTGGTTGCCATGGTGTTACCTTATATTCAAGGCCTAAAAAGGCCTTTCCTATATAGAATTACCCATTTTGGCTCGGTTTTTCGACCTTCTGCACCTGAGTATTTGAGTCTCGCACCTGCGCACGGGCCTTTGCCTCACGCAACGCGTCGTTAATGATCAATCGCGTCACCGCTCCGGCCATTTCCTGAATGCGTTGCTCTTTTGGTTTTACGCCCAAAGATGCCATTAAATTTGTTGCTTCGTTTGCCATAATTAGCCTTTCCAAGTGATTGCTTTTACGGCCCACATTTGGGCCGTTTGTGCCTCTGTAATGGCCACACTGGCCATACGCTTGACTTCCGCGTTGTCTGTAAGATTTCGCAGGTAATTCATGCGGTCAATGACTGCGGCAAACTCTTGTTTGCATTTGTCAACCTCATGTGAATTGCTAGGATTGAATGTCAACCCAACTGCCTTTTCTCCGAAAGATAATTCACGATCCATTATGCTAAACCTTTCTTTTGTTGTTCGCGGAACTTACGCAAGTCCCGAAGTATGAAATCCCGCTCGTCTTCGCTCTCAAAGTGCCAGATTGACAGCACGTCTTGATCTTTCTCAAACATGGGGTGTTTGGCGTCCATCTGGATGTCTATGGTGGGCCATCCATGGTGCACGTACTCCACTATGTATCCGTTCACAATTTTAACTCCTTTCGTATTTTTTTAAATATTCGATAGCTTCTAAAAGAAACTCCGTTGAATCTTTAAAATGTCCTAAACCTATATTACAACTTCTACAAAGAATTCCTCTTACTTTGTTTGTATCATGATTATGATCAACATGCGTAGCTTTTGCATCAACAAACTCTACACCACAAATTGCGCAACAGTTGTTTTGTTCGTCCAACATTTTTTGTTTGTCATGTGGAGTCAACCCGTATCTCATTTTTAAATGAGTTTTATTTTGTGTTTGTTTTTTCCTATCTGGATTTTCAGCTTTATATTTTTTTTGATATTGTTTAATTTGATCTGCTTTTTCAGCATATCTTTTCCGATCGTATTCGCTTTTTTGTGCTGAATTTTTTATTCTTTGAAATTTACAACATTTCTTACATTGTGTTGGTCTTGTTTTGTAAAATTCAAATAATGGTTTTGTGACGCCGCACTTAGTGCAGGTTTTCATAGATGTGCTCCTGAATAGCTAAAAGATCGAGGTAGCTTAGTGATTCAGGCACTAAAGCAGGGATGGCCATCCTTTTCCCTCTTATATCTAATTACCCATGTTTTGAAAAAAACCCTACCTAAAGTTTTAATTCTTTTCGTATTTTGGCTACAGCCATTGCAAAATTGTATCTCCAATACTTTTCTGTCACCGCTAAATCGTGGTAGTTATACCCAGACAGGTGCGCCTCAATGATTTCCCTTTGTTTAGGGGTTAACTTCTCGGAAACCACGTTGTACACGTCCTGTATGGTGTCGGCGTCCCATGGCGCCCAACCCGTGCCGTTCATCGTAGGCTCTGAGGACGAATCCTCGTGTTCAATAGGATCCGGCTCTTCGTCTGAAAGCCTGCGAATGGTGGCGTTGAATTTAATCATTGTAGTTTGAGGGCGTTCATTAACGCGTTTTGCATGTCGATCTTTCCTTCTAGCACATCCATGACCTGACTGTCAATACTTTTTTGCATGGTCAGGTGATGAATAATCACAGGCTTTTCTTGCCCCTGCCGGAACAGGCGCGCGTTGGCTTGTAGGTAGTCTTCACTGGACCATGGCAGGTCGAACCAAACGATCTGCGCCGTGTCTCCCACGTTGCACTGCAGGTTCAGGCCGATGCCCACGCTTTTAGGGTGGCAAAGTAGCACTGGGACCTTACCAGAGCGCCATAGGGCGATTGTTTGGCCGTCGTCAGGGTCAAGTAGCACCGCCTCAGGAATCGCGGCTTGTAGCCGTTTTAAACTGTGTTTGAAGTTATAGAACACAATGGTCGGCGTGTTGTCCAACATGTCGGTCAGGTACTCCAGTTTGGTGTCGTGAATGTCAATCACCTGCTTGGTCTCTGAGTAGATGGACCCCGCGGTCATTTGCAACAGCTTGCCCGTGAGCACGCCGGCACTGGCCGCGGTCAGCGTCTCCTGCTCCACCTCCACCACCATCTCTTTGCGCATGGTGTTGTAGGCCTGTTTGGCCGCCTTCTCCCACTCGATGGTGTGCACAATGTCCTGCCGCTGTGGCATGGTCAGGTAGTCCTCCTTGCGCAGGGACACGCAAATGTCCCCGATCAGGGCGTCGATCTGTTCCTTGGCGTTGGGTCGCAACTTCCAACTCCACACCATGCCGGTTCTACGATCTCTTGTCTCGGGCTCGAAGAACTTCTCCTTGTATGAAGTCATCGATTTCCCGAGTCGTTGGCCCAAATCCAAAATGCCTACTTGGGTCCACAAATCTAGGTACGACTTTGGTGTTGGTGTACCCGTCAGGATGTACCGATGCTCGAAATTCTTCAAATGCCCTTTCAGCATCTTCCAACGTTTGGACGACGGGTTTTTGAACCTGCTCGATTCGTCGATCACTAATGTCTTCCAACGCGGCAATGAGGCTTGCTCGAACAGCCAGACCACGTTCTCGACATTGATCAAATACACGTCCGAATTGCTCTGCAACGCTTTCACCCTCTCTTGTGGACTTCCCACAATGAGGGCAAAAGTCATCTTTTCTGTGTGCGTCCAATTTTGTGCCTCTTGTTTCCAAACGTTTTTAATGACTGCCTTTGGTCCAATGATCAGCGTCTTGCCCTCAAGTTGGCTGAGTATTGTTAGCGCCGTGATCGTCTTGCCCAGTCCCATGTCCATCAGCAGTCCCATGTGCTGTTGAGTCTTGCTCTCTTGCACCAGTCGCTGTTGGTAGGGGTGTAAATTTTTTAATGACAACATCAGTAGCCTGCTCTTTCCCTTGCTGTAACGTCGTTAATAATGCGATAGCGCGTGGGGCGAGTGACATAGGTATTTGCAGGGTCGCCAAGTGGGGGCGGTCGTGCACCTCCATTATTTACCTCCTTTATTTTTTCGTGTGTCCAGTCCGCAACCTTGTATAGCTCCTCTTGTGTTGCGTTGGACTTGATCATGTTTGCTTTGTTGCTTAACCATGCTACGTTGCCTTTCACGTATCCTTTTTCTGGAATAATTCGGTCCAAGCTTGGTGAGTCTGGGCCGCTAACCCCCACAGTGCCTGAGTGTCCAAACCCCCAAAGGATCTTGGTCTTAAACACTGGGCAGTATTCAGGCGCGATTGCACACAGGTAGTTGTGATCCAACTCAAATGGAATCCCTGCGGCAAGGGCGCGCCGTTTAACGTTATACATTGTTTTAGCAATGTGGTTGCGCTTTTTGGCTTCATGAACTTCGTCGTCGGTCATAAGCTGTTAACAAATTCGTCGACCTGTTGTTCGCTTGACAGGACGTGCGTCTGCACTCCCCTTGCTTGCAACTCCTTGATCATCAACTCCTGCCTTGCGCTTAGTTTTCCTTTTGGGTCTTTCAACTCCACTGGGATCACCTTGCTGTTGTGGAACACTAGCCTGTCCGGCACCCCCGTCGTCGACGGGCTTACCCACTTCAGGCACAGGCCCCCCTTCTCCTTGACCTTTTTGACCAGCCTTTGCTCGATTTTCTTTTCGTCTTGCAATTTTGCCAACCTCCACTAAACAAGCCGTGAACATTTGACGCACCAACCACTCGGTCAGGTACGCCCGCGTCTCTTCGCCAAAGTCCTCCTCGTCTTCGCCAATATGGTCAAGTACCCGAGCAATTACGTGTGTGGCCTCGTGGGCCACCACACTGGCCAACAGGGCCGCGTTGTCAATGCACTCCGCCAAACTAAACACCACGACGACAATCGCTTCCTTGGTTGAAGAAAAGCTGTGTGTCTCCGCGATGCCCAACTCAAGCGGTGCCATCTCTGGTTGCGCTGTGATCCCATGATCCTTCAATACCTTGTAAAACGCTTTTGGTGTAAAGCACATCTTTACAGGCACTGGATAGAAACCGACATCCACATGAAAATATGTATCGCTCAAAATATGTCCTCGCGTTCAAAGTTGCTGATACTGTCCACGTACTTCTGTGCCTTCGGGTTGAGCCTGATGCCAAGGTACACGTTGGCCGACTCGCCGTCAATTCGCACCCTTGCCGCTGTCACGCGGTGGTCCTGCGTTGCCGCAAGAAACCTGCGCTTGAACGCCATGTCAGTTCCGGGCGGTATGTTCTTAGCGGTGGCCCACTTGCGCCAACACACGAACACGTCATCCTTCATCGCCTTTGCTTCTAGGTCGTACACCAACGCGTCTGTCACGAACGATCCAATCGGGTTGCCCAACTCCTCCATCAACTCCAGTAACTCGCGCCCTGTTGTTGGTTGCTCGAACCTCTGGCCCTCTCGCGCCACGCGTCGCTGTTGTCCTGCAATGGCCCAGTTGAAAATGGCAGGCAACTCCTTGGCCAACTTGTCGGCCAACATGGTGTCCTCTTTGCCATAGAAACTATTGCTCATCTTTAGCACAATCATCCTGCCCGTCAAGGCGTTGGAGTTTTCCGTCAACTGCAAGGCCTCGTTCGAGTAGATCACGATACGCGTCGGCAAATAACCGCTCCAAGCTTCCTTGTTCTTGCGGTTCACCGTCACCGTGTCGCCGCCCACAATCCTCAAGAGCTGTGAGACAACTGCACCACGATTTCTTTCCGGAGCACGGGCATCCGTAAATGAGGCGAGTAACTTGCCAAGCCATGGCTGTAGGCCGAACGTGTCGCATAACTCATCCAGTTGTGGCGCCACCGTGTTGTGTTGCCCCAAGAGGCTCACGAGCACCTTGTTGATCGTTCCCTTGCCGGATCGGCGTGGGCCAATGATGTTGAAAAACTTCTGCTGTGACGAGTCACCGCTCAGAATGTACCCGAACATCTCCTGCAGGCAGTCAATGCTCTGTGGGTCGTCGTGCCAAATGTCTTGCAAGAACTTCTCCCACGTCGGGCACGTCGCGTTGGGGTCGTATGCAAACGGCAAACTGTTCTGCGTGAAAAACCCCAAGCTGTGTGGGATCAACACGTTCTGCTCGGTGTGAAAAATACCGTTCTCAAGCGAGACCAACTTGCTCGGCTCTGGCCTGTCCTTGCCGTACCCCTCAAGCCACACCGGCGGCTTGGTGTTGGCCGTGTTGGGCAGGTGGGTCACCGCGTGCACCGCGTCTAGGATCGACGACACATGCGCAGGTGTTGGGTTGAACGGCATCAGGTTCTGCTTCTTGTCGTACTTCTTGCAACGGTCCAAGAACGTGTACAGCATGGAGCGCACCGTGGCCTCTTCAATGTCTTGGTAGTGCGTGCCCTTGTACTGGAACATGTCACCCGCGTACGTTGTGAGTGACGTGCCTTCCTCGCACGTGAACTGGCTCGCCAAGAACTCTTTGGCGTGGTTCAGTGGCCCGCCTGTGAGCACCTTCTCGCCGTTGGCCACCACCGCGGCCTCCTTGGCCTTGTTGACCTTGAACACCAGTGAGCGCAGTGTCGTGCCCCCAGTGCCGCCAAAGCTGTCCCACTTGGCCGCACAGTGTCCTGCCGCGTACGACCCGCACGCGCCGTCGTTGTCAGACCAACGGTCCCACAACTCAAGCGCCTCGTAGTCGCCGCCAAACTGGTGGTGCAGGGCCATGCCCACGGCCAACCAGTCTGTGTACCCACATTCAGGGTCAAGCAGTGTGAGCAGGTCGGTCTCAACGCGGGCCAAGTCCCAACCGTCAAGCGGCGGGCTGTAGTCCGCAAACGAGTCACCCGAGCGGTAACTGCGGCGGGCGGGCACGATGTGCTGTAGGTCCTGCTCTTGGTCCGGCACCGAGCCGCCAAGGGTGTGGCCGGTCACCGTGAAGTAACGGCCCTTGGGGTATATCTCGAGCCCCTTCTCGTGGTCTACGTGCGCGGCGTT